ATTGGCGCCGGCTTGGGTGGTACGCTGGGTACCACGGGCACCGTGGACCGCATGGTCTGCTACACGCAGGACAAGGACTACATCCGTTACCCGATGACCACGTTGCAGAAGACGCCCATCCAGTACGACAGCATCTACCACAAGACGACGTATTACTGTCGTCTGGGCGTCGTCGAGAACGTCTACCCCGAGACCATCGCCTACCGCGACGGCCTGTAAGTCGGCTGGTCAGTCGTCACACGAAGGCCGGACGGTATCACAGCCGCCCGGCCTTTTTCTTGTTACCTAACCCACATAGGAGAGCCACATGGCCACCGCATCCAAGAAAGCAACACCAGCAGCATCGCGCCGCACCATCTCGACCACCGCCCTGACCACCGCTGGTGAGGTCAATGAGCTGACCTCGGGCGACAAGGTCCAGTTGACCAAAGGCACCGACCCGCAGGAGATGGTCACGGTCATCATCCCGAAGCAATTCATTCTGACCCGCGACGACGGCAGCGTCACCACCTTCTTCGCGGGCACGCAGGAGATGGGCATCGACGATGCCGCGCACTGGTTCAGCCGCGCCCAGGGCGTGAAGGTGTACGACCCGTCCACGCACTGACCCGTCCACCATTTGAGGCCCGCCCATGACCGTCACTGCCGCATCCTTCCGCGCCACCTTCCCGGTGTTCGCCTCGACCACCACCTACCCCGATCCTCAGGTCCAGCTCTGGCTGAGCGTCGCGGTGCAGCAGGTGAACGCTGAACGGTGGGGCACTCTGACCGACATGGGCGTCAGCCTCTACGTTGCCCACCAATTGGTGCTGGAGCAGAAGGCTTCTATGGGGGCGTCTTCGGGCGCTCCCGGCAGCACGGTGGGCATACTAAGTTCCAAGTCCGTGGACGGCGTTAGCGCCTCGTACGATGTCTCCACCTCTACCGAGAAAGACGCTGGGCATTGGAACCTGACGACCTACGGCACTCGGTACTGGCGCTTCTCCAAGATGATGGGCGCGGGGCCGATGCAGATAGGCTACAACGACCTCGCAGGCAACTCGGTCGTCTGGCAAGGTCCTACGCACTGATCGCAGGACTCTATGGCCACCTCAGGCAAGCTCAGTATCAAGGTCAGCGTTGACAACGTAGAAGCGCTGCGCCTGCTCCTGCTCCAACTCACGGAGAAGGAAGTGTTGGTGGGGTTCCCGGAAGACACCACTGACCGGAAGCCTGACCCCGAGAACCCCAACTCGGAAATCACCAACGCCGCCATCGCCTACATACAGGACACTGGTGCGCCAGATCAGAACATCCCCGCCCGGCCATTCATGTACCCGGGGATCAGGGACGCCACCCCAGGCGTCATCAGGCACTTGGTCTGGACAGCGAGGCAGGTGCTCAACCGCACCGGTGCCCACGCAGTCGATCAGGGCTTTGAGCGAGTAGGGCTGACCGTACAAGCCGCTCTCCGCCGGAAGATAAACGAGGGCATTCCTCCTCCCCTTTCTGAATGGACCCTAAGGGACCGCGCCCGCAGAGGGCGTAAGGGAGCGATGTGGGAACTGGCGTGGCGCGCAGCAGGTGCGCCCCCGTCAACAGAACTCGCCAAGCCACTGGTCGACACCGGCCAGCTGCGCAACGCAGTGAACTACGTGGTCCGCAAGCGCAAGAGAAGGAAATAAGATGAGCCTTGATTTCACTGAGATCCTGAGTGACCCCGATGTGGCGGGCCAGTCGTTCGACGTCATACGCCGCACGGACACGGTCAGCACTGCGACGGGGCGCTCTGTTGTAACGACGGCCAATCTGCCCGGTCAGATCGGATCAGTGGTACCGGGCGACCCCGGCAGCCTCTTGCGCAAAGAGGAGTCGGCGATGGCAGACAACACGATCACCGTTACCACCACCTTCCGCCTGCGTGCACTGGGCAACGGAATCCAGCCTGACATCATCGTCTACGGTGGCATCCAGTACACCGTTCGCGCCGTTAAGCGCTGGGGCCTGATGGCCAACATGACCAAGGCCGCTGCGGTGTCTGAGAACGCATACGACACGGACCCTACCTGATCATGGCTACCAACTCCACAACCACTGGCTACCTCGCCCCCACCACCGCGCCCGAGTACGATGATGCGCTGAACGACATCCTCCACGATGCCATCGTCGGCATTACAGGGATCACCGGAGACTTGGTGCGCCCGCGCTGGCAGCCCGAGCCCCCCACCCAGCCCGCGTTCACCACCAACTGGTGCGCCTTTGGCATTGTGAGGTCTGTGGTGGATGAGTTCGCGGCGGAGACCATGGCAGCTTCGGGCACCTACACCGTTGAGCGAGACGAGCAGCTCTTTACGCTGCACTCGTTTTTCGGTCCCAGTAGCCACGCATACGCAGAGCGCTTGCGAGACGGCATCTCGGTGCCGCAGAACCGCGACGCTCTGCTTGCCCACAACGTCGCAGTGCAGGAGGTGCAGGAGGCTACAATACTACCTGCGCTGCTCAAAGAAAAGTGGACACGAAGGGTAGACGTGACGATTGTCTATCGCCGCCGGACCTCGCGTGTCTACTCAGTGCTTACGATCGCCTCGGCGGTGGGCACGCTGGTCACTGAAAGTCGCACTGTCCCGCTCACCGTTACACCTTAAAGGAACCACGCCATGGCGCAATCGCTCCCCGTCTCCCGTCTCATCAACGGGCAGATCAACCTCTCGCCCTCCGCCGCCCAGGCGCAGAACCTCTCCACCCTCTTGGTGCTGGGAGCCAGCGTCGTCATTGACGTGATCGAGCGCTACCGAGACTACGCGTCTATTGCCGCAGTGGCTGCGGACTTTGGCACCACCGCGCCTGAGTACCTGTCCGCGGTGCTGTGGTTCAGCCAGACCCCGCAGCCCGGCACACTCAAGATCGGTCGCTGGGCGCAGACTGCCACGTCCGGCCTGCTGCGTGGTGCCCCGCTGTCTGCTGCTGGCCAGGCGCTGTCCAACTTCACTGCTGTTGCCAGCGGCGGCTTCACCTACACCAAGAACGGGGGCGCCCCGACCAACGTCACCGCGATCAACCTGACGTCAGCTACCAACCTGAACCAGGTCGCGTCGCTGATCACCGCAGCGCTGGCGGGCGCGGTGCTGGTCTGGAACGCAGCGTCCTCCCGCTTCGAGTTGTCGAGTAGCACGACAGGTTCCACTTCATCTATCTCCTTCTTGTCCGCTCCGGGCAGTGGTACTGACATTTCGACACTGCTCGGCTTGACCGCTGCTTCCAGTGGTGCTTATCGAGCAGACGGCATCGTGGCCGAGACGGCAGTCAACTCGGTGACGCTGTTTGATCAGGCCTACGGGCAAGCCTGGTACGCCGTCATGGTTGCGGGCGCAGTGAATGCGGATCACCTCGCTATCGCGGCTTATGTCGAGGCTACCAGCACCAAGCACGTCTACGGTGTTACGACGCAAGAAAGTGCGGCGCTCGTGGCTTCTGCGACCACTGACATCGCGTACCAGCTGGCGCAGTTCAAGTACAACAAAACTATCGTGCAGTACTCGTCGTCGAGTCTGTATGCGGTGGCGTCTCTGCTGGGCCGTATCCTGACCGTCGACTACACCGGCAACCTGACTGCGATCACGCTCGCGTTCAAAGGTGAACCGGGCGTGCTGGGTGAGAGCGTGAACACCACTCAGGCAGACGCGTTGCAGGCCAAGAACTGCAACGCCTTCCTCAACTTCAACAACAACACGACGATTATCCTGAACGGCGTCGCAGCAAGCGGTGTGTTCTTCGACACCATCACGGGCGTGGACTGGCTGGCGGTGACGATCCAGAACAGTTTGTTCAACCTGCTGTACACCTCAGTGACCAAGGTGCCGCAGACCGACTCAGGTGTGTTGCTGTTGACTACCACGATCGAGGCGGTGTGTGCGCAGGCTGTCATCAATGGCCTGCTGGCTCCAGGTACCTGGGCCACCAGCGGCTTCGGTCAGCTCGCCCAGGGCGATTTCTTGCCCAAGGGCTACTACATCTACGCGCCCAAGGTGTCCGCGCAGAACACCGCGGACCGCGCCGCACGCAAGTCCCCACCCATCCAGATCGCCGCCAAGCTGGCCGGCGCCGTCCACAGCATTCAGTTCACCGTGCTGGTCAACCA